CGCATAATGTACTGCCCGCTGTTCAGGTCGAACTCCTCGGCTTCATCGTCAAAGATCACCTGCAGCGACACGCCGGAGATTGATCCATCGTAGAAAGTTGCGGGCTGTCCGAAGGCACTTTGAAACGCGGATATGTCGGCGGCGGACCAGGTCATTTATTTTTTAACGACTTTCCAGCCCATGGCCTCATGATGTTTGACTTGAGCTTTGCAAACACGGAGAACAGCGCCGTCTTTTGTGACAGCAACCAGGCGTTTTTTAGCCTTCTCTGCTGCGGCCTTCTCTGCTGCATTTTGTCCTGTCATGATTTTCTCCTTATCTTTAAAAGCGCCGGGATAGCCCGGCGCTTTTTATCTTGTTAAAATTGGGTCAGTTCCTACTGTCCAAGCAACAGCGCCATGTGCGCTGATTTGACCGCCTTGACACCCCAGGCGATACCGACCTCGAACTGGTTGGCGTGATACCCCTTGTATTGTGCGACGCGGAATGGCAGACCCGTTACCGGGTCCTGCACGACCATTTCGTCAACCGCACTGTCGCCGCCTTGTGGCTGTTTCGGCAGCCTTGACAAGAGGTGGATCGCGTCGCGGCTGAATCCCATACTGCGGGCGCAGGTCCCGACAACAACAATCGCGTCGCCATCAGCCAGGGCGCTCAACAGACCAGGCGCGTTGATGGTGATATCACCGGCGGCGGCCAGTCCGGTTTGAACAACGTACTTATTGGCCGTGTCCGACGCAAAGGTGACAATATCACCGGCAAGGATGGTCCCGGTTCCGGTTTTCAAGGTGATCGTGGTTGATCCTGCGGCATGTGCCCCGTCGATGACATAAGGGCCGGTGTTGTTTCCGACCGCCGTTGTTTTGACGATCTCGGCCGATTCGCGCATTTTGATGCCATAGGCATCAATCAAAATGCCGCTATCAAGCATTTCCTTGCCCTGGAAAGAGCCAAGGCCGACCAGGGTCCGCAAGGCGGCTCCGGCGGTCGTGTTCAAGACCAGGGAACGATCTGGGCCTGCGCCGTTGTCGGTCAGAATTTTGTTCAACTGCGCAGCTTCTGCCAGGTTGGTCGAAAAAGGATTCGCCGGCGTGGTTGCGTGGGCGCAGTAGGCGCGCGAGGCATAAAGCTGCAAGACCGCCAGATCGGCTTCGATCAGGTTGCGCAGCGTGCGGAAAGCCTGAGCAAACTTGTTATTTTCAATCCCCTGCCGGGCCTCCTGTCCGAGCTTGGCTTCGTCATCCCCTGACCAGTAAAACGGCACGCGCTTGGCCTTGGTCAGCTTCATGGTTCCGGCATCGGTTGTCTCATCGACAAAAGCCGGAGGATTGGCGGCCGGGGTGATGTCGGTCGCCGCGCCGACCGCGGTAATATCATAGCTGATGTCCTGGTTCAAAGCGGCCTGCTCGGCCTTGTTCGATCTGGCGACAGCGCCGATCAGCCCGGTCGGCTCGTTGCTAACGACGTCAACAGTGTCGTAAATATACTGGATCAGGCCAGTGAGTGTATTTGCCATTTTTAAATCTCCTCTATAGTTAAAGCGTTATTTTTTGTCAGTTTCTAACCGGCCGATCAGTCGACGACTTTCCCGCCGGAATGGATAAAGGCGCGCTGACAACTGATGCCAAGGGCGTTGAAGTCTTTCCGCTTCATCGTTTTTTCTCCGAGTTCATCAGCGCCTGACGGAGGGGCCGGGGCGTTGGCGTCGGCATCGATGTCGGCGGCGGCGTGTTTGCTGCGCTTTTGCTCGGCAGCGACAATGGCCATAGCGGCATCAGCCCCGGTGCTTTCACCGTCAAAGGCCAGCTTTTCGATCAGGTCCTCATGACCGGCCACCATCTGGCCGCGGACATCATTGATGCGCTTGCGCTCATTTTCTGCCCCTTCAGCCCTGGCGGCTTCAACCTGTGACTGCACGTCATCGGCCGACACCATGCCCTCGCGGGCTTCGTCCTGGACCTGCTTAAACAGATCAGGATGCTCTGCTTTCAATGTTTCAATATTCATGTTTTGCTCCTCTGCGTTTGAATGATTCGCCGAGGCAACACCGGCCCGGCCTGGTTTGTTGTTAACTGCCAAATCTTTCACGCGCTCAATACTTTCAGCCAACGTGGCAACACCGTCCACCAGCCCGGCATCGATCGCGTTGCGCCCTAAAAACGTGCGTCCGTCGGCCATGTTTTCCAGCACGGCGGCCACGTCTGTTTCGCGGTTTTTTGCGACCGTTTCGACAAACAGGGCATAAATTTGGTCAAGATCCGCCTGGATCAGGGCGCGGCCCTCATCAGACAGCGGCATATATTGTGAAACCGCGCGCTTGTATTTGCCCGCGGTGATCTCGGTCGTTTTGATGCCGTTCTTTTCTTCATAACCGCTGATATCCATATGCTTGGCGACGACACCGATGCTGCCGACGTCTGTTGTCTCATCGGCGATGTAAATTTCATCGGCATTCGATCCGAGCCAGTAGGCGGCGCTAGCCATCAGCCCGTCGGCGCAGGCGACAACCGGCTTTTGGCCGCGATAACTGGCCATCAGATCAGAGGCCTGCTGGGTCCCGTCGACCGTTCCGCCAGGGCTGTCGACGTGCAAAACAATGCCCTTTATGCTCGGGTCGTTCATCGCCTTTTCATAATCTTCCGCCAGGATCTGGCTTGACGTTCCGCCGCTGATCTGGGTAAACAGGTTCATGCGCTTGCCGATGACCCCGTCAATGGGAATAATGGCGACATTATCCTGGACCCAGCTGCCGTTCCTGCTGTTGTCCAGGCTGCGTCCGATCGCGGCTTCGACGGCTTCCAGGTCGATCTTGTCGCCGCGAAGATGCGTGGCATAGATACTCTGCAGCTCCTGCAGCATTTCCGGCGTGATCGCCCATGGCCCATTGATGATTTCGATAATTTTCATAAATCCTCCCGATCCGATCCCGGCGGTGTCTGGTCCTGGTCAATCTCTTTTTCGCTGATAGCGATGCCGTTTTCGCGCAAAATCCTGCGCTCTTTCAAAACCTGCTCCAGCTTGTTTTCCCATGGCGTGCCGGTAAACTTGCGGGACTCTTCTTCCAGGGTGCTGATCGTCATCTCGACACGCTTGGCCGCTGCGTTGATCTCTTTGAGCGGGTCGATCTGTCCGGCGGCATCGCCGATCCATGTTGTCCCCAGCCAGGCGCGGCGGACCATAGGATCGCTGAAAAATCCCGGAGCTTTCAGCCGTCCCGTTGCCACAGCTTCGGTAATCACAGCCTCGTAAACCGGCTGACAGAAAGAAACGATCAACCAATGACGCCGGCGGTTGAAATATGACCAAGCTTCCAGCATCGCCGCGCGGGCGGCGGAATACGACGCGGTAAAATGTTTAATCAGTAATTCAAAAGGCAGCTCAAGGGCGACGCCGATCTGGCGCAGGACCGCCTGCATAAACGGATCAAAGGCCGGATTCGGGCGGCCTGGGTTCACTGATTCGATCTTTTCGTTCGGCTGTAAACCGACAACCGACCCGTAGCCTAATTCCATACCGGAATCATCATCCTGATTGTCAGGATCTCCGGTTGTGTTGCTCTGTGTCGGAGCCGGACCTAACCGGCTGTTTCCCGATTCAGTGGTGACAAATACGGTCAACATCCCGGAAACAACGGCCGCCATGACCTCGGCGTGCGTATAGCGTCCCAGCTGCTTGATCATCTCGACAACCGGAGCCAGATAGGGCACGCCGCGGCTTTGGCCTGGGCGCAGCTTATCGTAAAGTAACAGCGCCATCGGGTCGCCAGAGCGTTGGCCAAATGCTTTTAATTCAGTCCAGGTCACATCGGTTTTATTGCGCCAGAAACGCCGGCCGCCTGGATGCTTGCTGGCCACCTGGTAAAGTTCGGGCGCGCCTGTGCTTTTGTCTTTTTTGACGCCGGCGATCAGGGTGTCTGTATCCTGGGACCCGTCTTTATTACAGAGCCTGGCGGCTTCGATCAGCTGCAGCTTGACCTTGTATGGCGACCCGGATCGCTTGATGCGTGGCATGTTGACCAGCAGGTCGCCATCTTCCAGGACTTTACGAAAGATCAGGCCCTGCATTAAAGAAAACGTTAATTGACGCTCAATATCAAACTCCCGCGTTTCCGTCGCCAGTAAAAATTCCTGCTCGGCCTGCTGCTGCCAGGCATCGGCCTGGTCGGCCGTCAGGCCTAATATTTTGCGTCGGATCTGGGGCTGGACCTTCAACCCTGTGCCGACAACCTTGGTCACGTTGGTATTAATCGCCCCGGACGCGATCGGGCTGTTGCGGAGCATGTTCTGCGACTCTTCGCGTAGGGTTATTAAATCGGGAATAATCGCGGCGTCCGCGTCCATTTCACGGCGGCTGCCTTTTTGATTGGCGCGGCGTGTTTTGTCGGCGGCATCATAACCACCTGACAGGGCCATGCGTAAGCGGCTTTGATAGCGCTGAGATCCGGCTTTCGGGTTGAAATAGTCGACAACCCGGTCGGCGATGGTCAGCGGCACGGTAATCTGCTTGCCGTTGATTTCGATATGCTTTGACAGGCTCATCGCGGAATAACCTCGCGCACGGGGAGACCACCGACCCGCGCCAGCGATTGGCATCGCGCGTTCCAGATCTTAATCCCGTCCTGGATTTCAGGAAGGTTTGCGCGCGTCAGTTCGCGACCATCAGGCGTGCGAAACTTGACCCCGGCCAAAACGGCGGTTTCTGCTTCAAGGTATGCGGTTAGTTTTGCTTCTGCCTGTTCTAAGGTGAGTCCGGCCATAGGTTACATTTTTTCCTCTCATGAAAAGAAAAATTGCATTTGGCCGATTGTCGTACAGGCATGAATTGTTAACTAGGTGGCTGTGTCCAGTCCTGTCCAGCTGTGTCAAATAATTTAAAAGCTTTTCAAAGCTTCCAACTCTTTTGATGTGTCGATCTTCATATCGCGGACGTATTCGCGCAGATCACTGGCCAGAAATCGTAAATTTCGCCCGGTTTTGTTGTCGTTGTATGGGTTAATTTTTCCCTCATCGACGCGGCGCTTCAGGGTCCGCGGATGGATCGCCAGGATCGCGGCAGCCTCGTTAACCCCGACAAGGACGGTTTTGTCAAGAATTTCCCGCTTATAGGATTCTATTTCCCTCCGCGTGATCCGCTCTTTCATGATTGCACCCCTTTGCTCAATACCCGCCGCCCGCGTGGCCGGGCCTCTGCTTGTGTCAACACTCCCCATTGTGTCAACAGGTCGACATGATAAATATGATAGGTTGCACAGTCGCGGTAATCATTCCTCCCCGCTTTGCGGTCATGTTCCCAAAGGCCAAGATCGTTTTTATATTCAGAGCACATATGTTTTGCATAGTCGATCAACTCGTTTTCAGGCGCGATACCTTCGGCAGGGTTTTCAAGCTGCTGGGCCGTAAAACCTGAATAAAGTACGATTCCACCCGGATCATTTGGGTTGACCTGCAGCCGGCGCGCCAGTTCATCTTTAAAATAATGCACATCGATCAACGTCAGGATCAGGCCGCCAGGGATTGGCTTGCTTGTCCCTGGGTACCTTTCAAGGGTTGTATGGCTGACCGGAGCTCCGCTTTTTTTGCCTGTGCCCTTGACCGGCTTAAACAGCGGGTTGGCTTTACAGAACTCGTAAACCTCTTTTGTGCGTGAATGCTTTGCCGGAGTCCCAGCCTTTCGCGTGCCACCTGAATCGATCAGGCCTGAAATGATGTTGAATGTTCGCCCGTTTGGGCTATGCCAGGTTCTCTGGCCCAAAACGACCAGATCTGAAAATGACAACAGATAACCCTTGCTGACCAGTGAGCTTTTGACACTCCCCGCGGCGGTCAAATAGCCGACAGCGAAAACCTCGTAATAAAAACCGCTCTGCTGCGTATCGACTTCGACCACCAGGGCGGCAGAGTCATCGGGGACAACGTCTCGCGGGCGGTCATCACACAGCGCCAGTATGTCCTTGTAATCTTCCGTGGCCTTAACTGAATCATAATCGCAAACCTTGTACCCGTTCGCAAAAGCAACCTTTGAAACATTCGCTCCCTGCTCAGCCCTTAAATACGCTGCTGCAATCTCTTTCAGCGGAACCATTGGCAGGCAGAATGCGCTCATGTGATAACCGAAAGATGTCGGGTTTTTGACCTCAGCGCCTTTAGTGACGATCCAGCGCCCGGAGCGGTAGGCTGCACCGCGGTCTTCCTCACCCATAATCGCCCCACACTCAGGACAGGCGATACTGCAACCTCCGATTTCAACGTCCTTAACCGTAGCTTTTTCGGTGATATCCAGATTTGTTTCATCGGGGATGATCCAGGCGCTGCAATCGATGCAGCGCAGGTGATACTGCCGCACCTGCTGGGCTTCTTCCGTAGCCAGGGTATAAATCCTCCGGTTTTTTCCTGGCGTACTGGCGTAAATGTTTTTTGATTTGCTGCGGTCATCGCGCCCGCGCTTTTCCAATTGAGTCAAACTGCTGGTGCCCTCTTTGTTGCTCTCCTCGAATTTGTCGATCTCATCAGCGATGTTGAGCACGCCGAAATAACTTGCCAGGGATGCCGGACTGTTCGACCAGGCCGGGAATAGGCGAATCCCGTGATTAAACCGGATCGCGCCGCGCTTGGTATCATCATCATAGCGCGACAGATAACGCGCCAGCCGACCTGGGCGACCCAGATCGTCCTTGGCTTTGATCATCGGGATGATCCGCTCGGCCATAGCTTTTTTAGCTTCCTGTTCTGTCGGCAACAGCCAGAAAATATTCCCCGATTTGCTTCCCTGGTCGATGGTATGAGCGGCCGCATTCAATAATATCTGGGTTTTCCCGCCACGCTCCGGCATACAGATATAAACCTCGCGCGTTCCTGGCTGGCTGATCTTGTCCATAATTTCAACTGTATGCGGCAGGAGCGACTCATCCCAGGCACCAGGGGCGCTGTCAATTTCTGTCACGCGCCTGTAACGCCGCGCCCATTCCGATGTCGATATCCGCTCAGGCGTGCGCATGCGCCGCCGCAATGCCCGCGACGGATGCCCGGTAAATCTCCCGAAAAGCTGCGGATAGGCTGGAATTGTTGTCGTTTTTGTCTGAACCAGCTGCATTAAACCGCCTCGTCAAAATCGTCAATAGCTTCGATATCGACCTCAACCTCGCCACTGTTGGCGATGTCGTTGCACCCGTCTGTAATCGCCTGGTCAATCACCGCCTGGACTGCGGCAGCCATATCAATATTGCCGCCCGCGGCGTGAATCAGCGCAGGCGTTGATTTTTTCAACCGATGCGCTATTGCATCGCGTGTTAACGCCGCCCAGGCACAGACCTGCATGTCGGCATCTGCGCGCTTTATCCATTCGCGGTCGAGTTCTCGTCTTTCTTCATCACGTTTCATCTCCTCCCGGTCGGCAGCAGCAACTGCTTTGCGGGTTTCGGCATCGCGTCGAAGATCATCTTGGTCGCTTTGTGATGTAGGTTTTGTCTTCAGGTTTTCCCGGCGCAACATTTCAGAGATTGTCAAGCGGCTGACCTTGCGCCCAATCGAATTGACCGTGGAATAAAAACTGCTCACCTTGCGACACCCGCCGTTGTCGACGTACCACTGGAAAGCTGTTTTTTTATCTTTGAAATATTGCTCATCCATTACCAACTCCGTTTTAAATCATCAAATTTCAAATCCGTCTTATATGTCCTAGTCGTTTTTTTTAACTAGGACGGATTTTTTTTAATGATTTAAAGAGGTTGTCCTATCGTCCTAGTTGTCCTATTAAAATGTATGCTTTTATATTCACACACACACATATTTATTTTATGCTGACTTGTCTCGCGCGCACGTGTATAGGGGCATAGACTTACTAGGACGTCTAGGACGGAGGACATGTCATCGATATTGTTATTTAAAATCCGTCCTAGTTGATTATTTTTACTAGGACGTCTAGGACGGATTTGCTTATAACTGGACTTCATAGTCATCCTCGATACAGATATCGGCATAACCCCAGCGCCTTTTTCCTGTTGATTCTCGCTTTTTGCGCGCTTCTGGAACAACTTTGCGCAGCTCTATGCCGAAGCGCGACTCACCCAGCGGTTTGTAACCGCGCTTTTCGCAGAATTTCTGGTATTTACGATACATATCCATAGTGCAGAGAAAGCCTCCAGGATCCTTGCCAACGTGGTGCCTAGAAAAGGAAAGGATTGGGTTGTTGATCTCCTGGAACTGGTCCAGGCACTTACTCATATAGTCAGACGGGGTGAAACCCTCCTCGCGCAGCAGCTGCAGGCCGCGCAGCGCCCAGAGAAATACTCCAGAGCGTTCCTCGATGAGTTTGTCGAACAGGTAGAGGTCGGCTTTGCCATGTTTGACGAACTGTTTTTCCATTTCAATCACCAGCAGCCGGCGATAGAGCCCGTCACTAGTGTCCTGAATGTTTGGGTGCTTGTTGCTGGAAAAAGCGAGCTTGCAAACCGGCAAAAACGAAAAAGCATTTTTGTGTTTAAATGCGGCGGTGACCGATTCTCCTGAAATAAGGGTCTTGAAGATGTCTGACTGAAGAAGGCTGGCTTCGACTTCAGTTGCGACATTGAGCAGCTTGTCAACCAGCATGACACGGTGAAATTGGTCCTGAAGCCCACCAAGTGTGACGTTTCCGGTGTTGACTTCTCCGACAAGGGCGGACAACATTTTCAAGATTGTTCCTTTTCCGTCACCGCCTGGTCCTATCAGCAACAGGGCTTTTTCGTGCCTGGTCTCGCGGGTGAGGCAGTAACCGAAAAACTTCTGCAGCTCGCGGATAGTGTCAGCGTCGTTGACCGATTCGCTCAGAAAAGCCTGCCATTTTTCGCACTTCGGCAATTCTCCGGACAAATCTAAGTGCAGGTCGATGATGTAGGTGTTGAGGTTGTCTGGATCGTGATCGCTGACCTGTCCGTTTTCGAGGCTGAACATGCCGTTGAGGATTGGAATCTGGTTCTGCTGGTCGTTCATAGTCCGGCCGTGCGGCATGATCGAAAGGTCCTTGACGATGCCGAACACGTCATTGACGCGCGGCGTTGTGCCTTCGATTTTTAGCAAGTCGAGGATCCGACGCCTGATGTTTGACGGGTCGTATTCCTGCCAGTGAGTATCCTCCCAAGTATAAATCATACCGCTCTTGGGGTCGTTGATTAGTCTCCTCCAGGTGGTGATTTCATCGCAAACCAGGCGCGGGCGGAACTGCTTGCCGCGATCTCCGCCGAAAAAACGCTGGACATCGCCGCCATCATCGCCAGGTTGACTGGTTGATTCCGGTGCTGTTTTGGTGATCAGGTTGCGCAGGTCCTGCGCGGTCTGCCTGTGGGTCGTAAAATAATCTGTGAGGTCCTGTCCGTGGTCTTCTAGCA